AGTCGTTAGTTACAAGTGCAGTACCATCTGACTGTGTAGTCGGTGCTGTTGCACTAAACTGTGGACCTTCCGGATCTGTGCTTGAGTACGCTGTCGCATATCCAACCCAAGTAGTTCCGTTGTGTGCCATGATGTCAGCAACGTCTGTAGAAGTGTCGTACCATAATGTGCCATCTGCTGGCTCATTAGTTGGTGAACTTTTAGACGCTGTGTAACTTAATCTCTTCCAGTTACTTGCTACGATACCTGTGTTAGCACTTGAGTCAATGCTGGAACCTGTTGGTATGTCATACAAGTTGTCAAGTAACGTGGCGCTGTTAGCCGTGTGTGTTCCATAAGCGTGAGCAGTTGTTTGACTGAATCCCGCATCTGCTAATGGTGTTCCTGTCATGCCTTCTTCGGTCATTCTAAACTCACCACCCAGTTTGTGTGTCATAACAATCGCACCAGCAGTTGTCTTACTTGCTGAAACGTTTGTTAATGCCGCACCGTTCACTGCCGCAATAAAATCATCTGCACCTGTTCCGCCAAGTGTTACTGTTACTGCTGAACTCAATGCTTCTTGATTCTTCACTGACTCTTGTATTTTAAAAGTGTCACTTGCTGTGAAAGATGGTGCTGTGTTATTACTTGTGATAGTTGTAGCACCGCCTTCGTATCTGAATAATTGGAAGTCACCAACGTTTGGAGTAGCATCTGTGGCATCCGCGGCTGTCATTGACTGTTCAGTTATGTTGTACTGTGCGTAAACTGTTCCAACTGATACACTTGAACCACCGTTTGCCGCATCTAGATTGTAAATCGCTGATGCATGGTTGGCATATAATGGACTAGCAACTGTTGAGAAACTAGCGTTTGATGAACTGTAAATTTTAGCAACAAGGCTCGCTCCTGAGTTTGCAGAAGTTGTCTTGAACCAAACTGAACCGTTAGGTCTATTCTCGTCCGCTGTTTTCCAAGTTGGTCTGTTTGTGTGTTTGTCCTGTAAGAATTGAACACCGTTTAATACAGTGTTTGAAGTTATTCCTAAGTCCGCTACTAATGTTCCATTTCCTTCTTCGAATCTTATTGTGTTAGTACCACCTGTTGAGTCACCTAGTGCCTTACCGTTATGGAAGATTTCTAGGTTGCCTGTTGTAGCATTTACACTTGCAGTCACGTTGGTTACATTTGATCCGATCTGTGCCGCAACATTTGAAAGTGTTGTACCACTTGTTGTGATTGTAACATCATTGATCTTCATGTTGTGACCACTTGTCACTGTTGTTCCTGAAGCAACTGTTACTACTGGAAGTGATGTGCTCCATGCTTCTGATCCAACCTGTACCCAAGTGTTACTTGCAGTTTTTTTGTAGATCTTGTTTGAAACGTGTGTTGTGTTGATTGCGTAATCACCAATTACACCGATTGAAGTTTTTGGTGCACCAGTTGAAACACCACCAACTAGATCACTAGTCGATGAGATCAATGTTGGAGTAACTGTTGTGAATGCTTGATTAGTCTTTGACCATTCAAATAAACCAAAACTGCTTGTTGCAAGGTCAAACCAGTATGTTCCATCTGTTGGTGCCGCTGTCGGTGCCGAAGCACTTCCAATTAAACCGTTTGTGTCAACGTTAGCTCTTAGGACAAATGCTCTATTGGCAACTCCTAGGAAACTGTACGCCGCTTGTAGTCCCCATTCATTTAATTCATAACCGTGTAATGAATTTCCTGATGCGTCTGTGTAGAATTTTGGATCTCCAAAAGTCTCTGTTAATTCTCTTTGAGAAGAAATCAAATATGCAGTGTTGGCGTTTGCTGTCTGTGTTCCAGCCGCTGTGCCGTCACCTGCTCCGTTCTTCTTGTCTTGTGCTGATGCTACTATGAATAGTGGTGTCGTACCCGCATCTGATGGTACATAGAAACTTTCGTTTATTACACTAACTTCTACTCCTGGTGATGTTAAAGCCATTTTTCGTATTCTCCTTGCAAGTTGTACGTATATACTAGAACTATTTATTCAATCATACGGTTTTTACGACAATTCTTACCATTTTCGTGGTGCCTATATAGGCGACTTAAATACGTGTATGCAGTATAAAAACAGACCATTGTGCAAAGAGTGTAAAGCAAAGCCGAGAGCCTATGCCTATCGCAAAGGGTCAACTGTGTATTGGCGTAGCCTGTGTGACACGTGTAATCGTAAAAAACACAACAAGAAGATAGGTGGGGTCACTGCATTACAGCGTTCAGGTTACAAAAAGAAACGTAAGTGTGAACTGTGTGGATTCAAAGCACAAAATCAAACACAATTGGATGTGTATTTTATTGATGGGAATTTACGTAATACTGCTACTTCTAATCTAAAAACAGTTTGTGCCAATTGCCAGAGGTTGCAAGGGGTCAGACGTCTTGGCTGGAGAGTGGGAGATCTTGTTGCTGACGATTAGGTCGTCTATTTTTGCGTATAATTCTTCTTTTGTGCTATTGTTCTCAATGACGAAATCAAACTCTTCTTTTGCCCATGCATATTCAGAAGAATGTATGCCCTTGGGCTCTATATTGCCTTCAGTGTAATTGACAAACCAGTCAGGATCTTGTCCTCTTTTTACGAGTATTATTTTGCCACCTTGTTCCCTTATCTGTTTCACTTCGTTGGGAAATCTTGTGTCTGCTATCACTGTGTTCTGACCCTTGTATCTACCTATGCAACTGTCAACCCAAATTCCGTCGTACATCTGCCCTCGCATTACTTCTGTGCCGAAAAACTGTAATACCCATCTTGGCGTGGTGGGTTTTCCAAACTTCTCACTCCAAAATTTGTCTGGCTGTTCTCTCCAGTGTCTACTGGATTCTGTATCTCCTTCGAGCATACTTCTGTCCCAGTTGAACATTGATGCGACAGCGTCTTTTAAACTTTTAGCAAAACTGTCTTTTTGATAGCCATGTTTTTCCACGAGTCTATCCGCGACTGTGCCTTTTCCAGAACTTATCAAACCTACTATACCTATCAACATAGGTTTATTATACTATTTTTTTAGGCGTTTTTCAATGACTATTTTTGCTTCTTTTACCGCACCCAGAATAGATTTACGGATTTCTAGTTTTTTACTTTTTAAAGCACTGATAGACATACTTTCTAGGTCATTAACTATTAGTTCTAGTTCGTCTATATTACAGTCTTTATATTTCTTGTATCGAGAATTGTCCATGATACTGTTATTTAAAAAGATATGATTATGAATTAACCAATAACAAAACTATGTGGTGTTCCGCCTTCTTGGAAATTACCTATGTCGCCTTCGAGTCTTTCAATTTCTGCTTGACCTTCTTGCTTCAGTGCATCACCGTTCAGTGTTGTTCCGCCCTGCGGACCTGCTATTGTATTGAACTTGCCTCTTGCTTCACCTAACATTATTTTAGACACAGCAAGTGTGTAATCTCTGATCCACGGTTTTGAATAGATGTCTTTGAATAAAGTTATGTCTGGTCTGAAGTTGTCGGTATGCATCAGCACTGTTTCGTTATCTGCTCTGGGTCTTTGAGTTATCGTTAATTTCTTTGTTGCCACATCAAAATGGAATTGTATAAAACTTCCAAACATTTTACCAACCATTTCTTGATACGATGCGAAAGCATAGTAAGTGGCTAATCCGCCTGTTGCACCCGCCCTCAGAAGATAGGTGTTTGTGTAGGCCAAGTTGAACGGTTCAAACAATGTTCCGCCCTCACCACCTTCGGTCCTTGAACCAACGGTTCTTCTGTTCAAGTTTCTCACATTAACTATTTCGTCTGGTAAGATATAACTGTTTTGGTTTTTCTTTAGTTCTAAGAATGCATACGATTCTTCCACAGCATTTGATGATCGCTGTCTGAATTTGTTTACTGCTCTTTCCAGTGCCGTTTGATAGTGTTTTGGGTCCAATTCAACGTCAATCATTCCCTCGCCGAGATTGTTCTTAACGTAATCGAAAATTTCCTGTTGTCCTGTTTGTAGTTCTGACATACTCATATTTATTGCCTTTGCCTATACAATAAATATGTATGATATGCCAAGATTATCCATTTTTAAGCCTGAAAAGGGCAACGACTATAAGTTCTTCGATCGCAACATCAAAGAGATGTTCACAGTGGGTGGAACGGACCTACATTTCCACAAATACCTCGGACCATACGATCAAGGTGACACAAACAAGGATGGACCAGCATCACCAAGCCAACCTAGAGTAACAGGTTCAGATCTAAACGAAACAACAATACAAGATCTATTGTTCCTAGAGAACAGAGATAGAAAATATGGAGACGATGTGTATGTTGTCAGGGGAATATACAACGTACAAGATCAAGATTTCAACTTATCGCAGTTTGGAATGTTCCTGCAGAACGACACACTATTTTTAACTGTACATCTTAATGATATAGTAGAAAGAATCGGTAGGAAACCAATGTCGGGTGATGTAATAGAGTTCCCCCACATGAAGGAAGATTACTCATTGGACGAAAGCATACCTATTGCATTGAAAAGATACTATGTCGTGGAAGATGTGAATAGGGCGGCAGAAGGATTTTCTCCAACTTGGTGGCCACACTTGTTAAGATTGAAGATGAAGACTCTGGTAGATTCACAAGAATTCAGAGATGTAATAGGTGACGCAACAACAGAAGGTTCTGTAGCCAATTACATGAGTACTTACAACAGAGAAAAAACAATCAACGATCAGATTGTTGCACAGGCAGAACAAGATTCTCCAAAAGCAGGATTTAATTACAAACAATATTATGTTGCACCTATAGACGAAAGAGGAAACATCAGGACGGAGAATGTCAATACAGAAAGTCAAAGGGCAAGTAGCTCTAACACAGTCAACGCAACAATAGACACACCTGCAAGTTCGCACTATGGATTCTACTTGGATGGTGACGGTGTTGCCCCTAACGGTAATCCTGCAGGCTTTGGTATATCATTCCCGACAACAGGAGTTGACAAAGGAGATTACTTCTTGAGAACTGATTATCTACCAAACAGATTGTTCCGATATGACGGCAACAGATGGATTAAGATAGAGGACAGTGTGAGAATAACTACAACAAACAATGATTCAAGAGGAAACTACAAAACAAGTTTTGTAAACAACGCAACAGAATCTACAATCAATGGTTTGAATGTCAAACAGAGACAATCTTTGACTGATGCATTGAAACCAAAGGCTGACAATTAAGAATGCTACACTTTTACGAAGGACAGGTTAGGAAATTTTTAACTCAATTCATTAGGATATTGAGTAACTTCTCTGTGGAAACAGGTAAGGGTAGTGATGGATCAGTGGCACTGAGGGCAGTTCCTGTGACCTATGGAGATCCCACGAGGCAGGTTGCAAACATAATAAGGAACAACAGTGAAAACGCATTACAATATGCTCCAAGAATTGCTTGTTATGTCAGAGAATTAAATTACGATAGGGAAAGGATGCAGAATCCTTATCATATCGAAAAACAACATTTGAGAGAAAGAGGGATTGACAGCGACGGAAATTACACCAATGAATTGGGTGCCGGTTACACTGTTGAGAAAGTGATGCCTTCTCCTTTTAGACTAGAAGTATCAGCAGACATATGGAGTTCAAACACAGATCAAAAATTACAGATAATGGAGCAAATACTTTACCTGTTCAACCCTGACTTCGAGATACAGAAAACTGACAACTACATTGACTGGACAAGTTTAAGTTATGTTGAATTGACAGGCACTACCTTCAGTTCTAGAACGATACCAGTGGGTGCAGACACAGAAATAGATGTTGCAACATTGACTTTTTCAATGCCTATTTGGCTATCACCACCGGTCAAAGTCAAAAAACTAGGTGTTGTACAGAAAATCATAATGAGCATATATGACGACGATGGCGGTATAGCAAAAGGGTTGATAGACGGCGAGTTGACTTCTAGAAGTTACATAACACCTAACAACTTTGGATTGTTGGTGACAGGAAATCAATTGAGACTGCTGGGTACAACAGGTACCAGTGTCAAGTCAGGCGGAGATGGGTTCCACACAGGTGCTAACGCTCCTACAAGTTTAGATCCTTTTGACACATTTGGACCTGCCGTGAATTGGAAAACATTACTCGATCAGTATGGCAAAGTCACAAACGGAACGTCACAGATAAGATTGATGCAACCAAACGGAAACGAGATCATAGGAACAATAGCAACGTCAACACTGGATGACACTATATTACTTTACACGATAGATCAAGACACTGTGCCAAACAATACACTAACGAGTGTTAAAAAGATTATAAATCCTGCAACATTTGATCCAGGTACTCCAGCAAACGGAGATAGGTATCTCGTGATCAACGATGTTGGAGATAGCACAGCAAGTTTCCAAAGTGCCACTTGGGGTACACTTGTAGCCAGCGTTGGCGACATCATAGAATACAACAGTGCAACAAGCAAATGGAATGTGGCTTTTGATGCTAGTAACCCAGATTCAACACAACATTATCTTACCAATCTTAATACAGGTATACAGTACAGGTTTAACGGAACAGAATGGGTTAAATCTTACGAGGGTGTGTACAGTCAGGGTAATTGGAGCATAGTGTTGGACGGTGGAGCAGATCCAGGATACAATTCAAGCCTTGACGCTACTACTCCTTAATTGTTATAATAACTTATGAAAGATAACATAGTTTGTTCGGGTGCATTGTTCTATTCAACAAGCACCAAACGTTTCCTTTTCCTACAAAGGACTGACCTAAAGACACAGGGCATGTGGGGACTGGTCGGCGGTAAAAGTAAATTCACAGAGAGTGCTTTCGAAGGACTTAAACGTGAGATCGAGGAGGAAACAGGAAGTGTACCGAGATTCAAGAAAGTTATTCCCCTAGAAATGTTCACGTCAAATGATCAAAAGTTTTTCTTCCACACATATCTCATAGCCATTGACGCAGAGTTCATTCCAAAATTAAACGCAGAACATTCAGGATACTGTTGGTGTGCGTTTGAATGTTGGCCAAAGAACCTACACATGGGATTGAGAAATACCCTCAATAATAAAAGTATTAAGGGTAAGTTACAAACTATATTGGACTTGATTGTCTAACCAACACTTACTTTAAGATCTGTTCCATCTCTCCAAAGTTGTCCCGCAACTCCTGGATCACTGGTAGGTAAGTTTGTCATTTTAACAACAGCATTTGAAAGTGTTTTTGCACCTGTTATGTTTTGGTCTGCCGCAACTGTTAAGTTCACTGCAACTGCACCGCCCGCCGCTCTCAACAGGTCAACCCTGTATGCACTAACAGATGTTGATCCACCTGATGTACTCGCGGCATTGACAACTGTGCTTGTACCGTTGAATGTTGCTGAGAATGTGAGTTGATCAGTACCTTTCGATGATACTGTTGGACCGGCACTTATGAAGGCATCTTGTGTGCTACCGTCTGACGTTATACCACTGATCACGGTGACCTCTGATATGCTGGCCGCGGCCTCTGATGCGTTGTAACCAGTGACAATATAAAAGGCACCTGTCGCTATGTCTGACGTGAATGTGTCTAGTTGTGTTGCTGACGAACTCACTGTTTTTGTTGCTATGGTTGCCACGTTGTCACCATCACTTGCTGATTCTGAATCTGATAATAATATTTTGTAACCTGTGATCCTACACTGTGCTGACAGTCCTTTTAGTCTTACATTGCCACCTGATATATCTGCTGAAAGTGTTGTCAATGCTGTGCCTGTGTATGTTTGTACATCACCATATGGTGTTAGGTAAGCATTTGTGCCATCGTGTACAAGTAATGCTTCGATGTTTTGCAGTTTGTTGTTTGCTGAATCATTTAAACTTAAGAAATATTTTGCTCCCCTGTATGAAGACGCACTCCAAGAGTCAATGACAGATGCACCAGCATCTTCTCTTTTTATATGAACTCTCCAAGCACTCACTGATGTGCTTCCACCACTTGAAGAAGCGGCCTTAAGTGCTATTGTTCCTGAACTATTTGTTGCTGTAAAAGTTAGTTGATCAGTTCCTTTGGAACTTATTCCATGTGCAGAAACATATGCATTAGAACTGTCCGATAACAGCATAACTTCATGTATTGATGCCGCCGCTTCTGATGAGTTGTGTCCTGTGACAACGTAAAATGCTCCAGTGTGGTCACTAGTCGACCATGAGTCAATTGTTGTTGCTGATGAACTTACCGTTGTTGA